ATGACCCCCGCAGATGTCGATAACCGTATCCGCGCTCTCGTCGAACCCTTCAACAAGAAGGGAATCGCCATCGAGGACGCGACCACCTTTGCCGGCGACCTCGAATTCGACAGCCTGACCGTGATGGATTTCGTCGCTGCGATCGAGGACGAGTTCGACATCATCATCTCGATGAACCAGCAGGCCGAGATCGAAAACTGGGGTCAGCTGGTCGCGGCAGTCCACAAGCTGCAGGATAGCTGATAAGGGCCTCCCATGAGCGACACCCTGACCACTGCCCAGCCCGTCGACCTTCTGTCGAAGTTCGATCCGATCATCCAGACCCGCGAGCAGCTGCTTGCCGCGGGTGTCGAGGATCCGTTCAACCTCGTGATGGAGCAGGTGCTCTCGCCCACCCGCGCGATCTGCAACGGGCGCGACACGATCCTGCTGGGCACCTACAACTACATGGGCATGACCTTCGACCCTGACGTGATCGCGGCGGGCAAGCAGGCAATGGAGAGCTTCGGCGCCGGCACCACCGGCAGCCGCGTATTGAACGGCACCTTCCGCGACCACCGCGACGTCGAAGCGGCGCTGCGCGAATTCTACGGGATGGACCACGCGATGGTCTTCTCCACCGGCTACCAGGCGAACCTCGGGATCATCTCGACGCTGGCCGGCAAGGGTGACTACATCATCCTCGACATCGACAGCCACGCCTCGATCTATGATGGCTGCGCGATGGGCAAGGCCGAGGTCGTGCCCTTCAAGCACAATGACGTCGAAGCGCTGGAAAAGCGCCTGAAGCGTATCCCGGAAGGCGCGGGCAAGCTGGTGGTGCTCGAAGGCGTCTATTCGATGATGGGCGATGTCGCCCCGCTCAAGGAAATGGTCCGCATCGCCAAGGACAACGGCGCGATGGTGCTGGTCGACGAGGCGCATTCGATGGGCTTCATCGGCGAACACGGCCGCGGCGTCGCCGAGGAGCAGGGCGTTCTTGATGATGTCGATTTCATCATCGGCACCTTCTCCAAAAGCGTCGGCACGGTCGGGGGCTTCTGCGTCTCGAACCACCCGAAGTTCGAGGTGATGCGCCTCGTCTGCCGCCCCTATGTCTTCACTGCCGCCCTGCCGCCGAGCGTCATGGCGAGCTCGGCCACCTCGATCCGCAAGCTGATGCACGGCGGCAACAAGCGCGCGCACCTGTGGGAGAACAGCCGCAAGCTGCACAAGGGCCTGCGCGACCTCGGCTTCCAGCTCGGCACCGAGACCCCGCAGAGCGCGATCATCGCCGTCATCATGCCCGATCTCGAAAAGGGCGCGATGATGTGGGAGGCGCTCTTGAAGGAGGGTCTCTACGTCAACCTCGCCCGTCCCCCGGCGACCCCGGCGGGCATGACCCTGCTGCGCTGCTCGCTGTGCGCCGAGCATTCTGCCGAACAGGTCCAGACCATTCTCGGCATGTTCGAACGCGCAGGCAAGGCGATCGGGATCATCTGAACCAGCCCGGCACTGACCGGGTCGTCAATTAACCATAACGGTTATTTTTCTTGACATCGTGACGCTCTCTGCTTATCAGGGGGCATCATCGAGAAATTCCGATTCGCCCCCAGGCGGCCCTCCGGAAGCGGAGCGCCGCCTTTCTTGCGTCCGCCACATGGAGAGGTGCCGATGGCCGATCCCGTGCCTGCCCGATCCTCGCGCAGCGATACCACCACCCCGGGGCGCCACTGGCGCAAGTATTTTCTCGAAACGCTCGCGGCGACGTCCAGCGTCGCCCGGGCTGCCGAGGTCGCCCGTGTCACATTGGCCCGCGCCTACGACGCCCGCCGCGCCGACGCCGATTTCGCCCGCGCCTGGCAAGCCGCGACGGCGGACGGCTATATCAACCTCGAGCTCGAGGTGATCCGGCGCCTGCGTGAAGGCGACCTGATGACCGCGAATGGTGACAAGTTCGACTTCGCCAACGCGATCCGGTTGCTCGCCGCCTATCGCGACAGGGCCGACCGCGGCCAGAGCGAGGTTCGCGATGTGAGCGCTGCCGAAGTGCGTGCCTCGATCGACCGCAAGATCGAGGAGATCCGGCGGCGCATGGCGCACAAGAACGCCGGGCAAGGCGGCGATGCGTGAGCGAGCCCTACGAATGGCTGCTCAGCCAGACATCGCCCCTGCGCGAAAAAGTGCGCCACCGGCTCTCGATCAAGATGGATCAAGGCGAAAAGAACGATTTTGCCTATCTGTGGGAATATCTTGCCCGCCCAGAACAGCTGCCGCCGCCCGGCGATTGGCGGGTATGGATGATCATGGCCGGACGCGGCTTCGGCAAGACCCGGTCGGGGGCAGAATGGGTGCGGATGATTGCCGACGCCAACCCGCGCGCGCGCATCGCCCTGGTCTCGTCATCCCTGGCCGAAGCCCGGGCGGTGATGGTGGAAGGCGAAAGCGGTTTGCTGGGAATTTGTCGCCCCGGTTACAAGCCTCTCTACGAACCCTCGCTTCACCGCCTGCGCTTCCGCAACGGCGCGCAGGCGCAGCTGTTCTCGGCTGCCGAACCCGAATCCCTGCGCGGGCCCCAGCACAGTCACGCCTGGTGCGACGAGATCGGCAAGTGGCCGCTCAGCCATGACCGGGCAACGCGCTGCTGGGACAATCTGCTGCTCGGCCTCAGGCTCGGCGACGATCAGCGCATCGCCGTCACCACGACGCCCCGTGCGGTGCCATTGGTGCAGAGGCTGGTGGCGCAGGCCAAGGCCGGTAGCGATATAGTGATCAGTCGCGGTTCGACCGCGGAGAATATCGGTCGCTTGCCCGACCGCTTCATCGCGGCGATCACCAACGAGTTCGGCGGCACCCAGCTCGCCCGGCAAGAGATCGGCGGCGAATTGCTCGAGGATGTCGAAGGCGCCCTGTGGACCCGCGCGATGGTCGAACAGGCGCGCGAACACGGCCCCGTGCCGGCCCATGCCCGTGTCGTCGTCGCCGTCGACCCGCCGGCGAGTGCCTCGGGCGACGAATGCGGGATCATCGTCGTAGCGCTCGGGACCGACGGGATCGGCCGGGTGCTGGCCGATTGCTCGCTCGGCGATGCAGCCCCGGCCCGATGGGCGCAGAAGGTCGCCGATGCGGCCCGCGAATGGGCGGCCGACCGGGTCGTCGCCGAAGCCAACCAGGGCGGCGCGATGGTAGAAAGCGTGCTGCGTGCCGCCGATCAGGCGCTGCCGGTCAAGCTGGTCCACGCCCGCCGCGGCAAGGTCGCCCGCGCAGAGCCGATCGCAGCGCTCTACGCCGCCGGGCGGGTCCGCCATGTCGGCATGTTCCCCCGGCTCGAGGACCAGCTGTGCGGAATGCTGGCGGGCGGCACCTTTGCGGGCCCGGGCAGCAGCCCCGACCGCGCCGATGCCCTGGTCTGGGCGATGACCGAATTGCTGATGGGACGGCGGAGCGTCCCGAGCGTCCGCAACATCTGACCTGAGGAATTCCCATGGCCTTGCTCGACCTCTTCCGCTCCGCCTTCAAGGGCGGGGAGCGCAGCCGCGTGCCGCTTGCACCCGGCGTATTGCAGGGCTGGTTGCCAGCCTTCACCGGTGGCCCGGCCGCGAACGGCTATGACTATCCCACGGCGATCACCGAGGGATTCCTTGCCAATCCGATCGCGCAGCGCTCGGTGCGACTGGTTGCCGAAGGCGTCGGCCAGGCACCGCTGGCCTGCACCGATGCCAGCCTGGCCGCGCTGGTGACGGCGACCAGCGCGGGGCAATCGCTGATCGAGACGCTTGCCGCAAACCTGCTGCTGCACGGCAATGGCTACGTCCAGATTCTCAAGGATGCACAAGGCAGGCCTGTCGAGCTGTTCGCGCTGCGGCCCGACCGGGTGCGCGTCGTGCTCGATACGAATGGCTGGCCCTGCGCCTATGACTACACTGTCGCGGGCGACACCACCCGGCTGCCGCTCGACGATGAAGACGGGTGGCCGGGGATCATCGCGATCCGGGCAATGCACCCGCTCGACGATCACTGCGGCGCCGGCGCGCTGGAGGCGGCGTGGCAGGCGGTGCTGATCCACAACGCCGCGACCCGCTGGAACCGCGCGCTGCTCGAGAACGCGGCGCGGCCCTCGGGTGCGCTGGTTTACGAGACCGGTGACGGCGCGACCCTGGCGCACGAGCAGTTCGAGCGGTTGAAACGCGAACTCGATGCCGCCTTTTCGGGCAGCGCCAATGCCGGGCGGCCGATGCTGCTCGATGGCGGGCTCAAGTGGCAGACCATGGCGCTAAGTCCGGCCGACATGGATTTCGCCACGCTCAAGAGCGCGGCCGCCCGCGACATCGCCCTCGCCTTCGGGGTGCCCCCGATGCTGCTCGGCCTGCCGGGCGACAACACCTACGCCAATTACCGCGAGGCGAACCGCGCGCTGTGGCGTCTTACCCTGCTGCCGCTCGCCGAGAAGCTCTTTGCGGCGCTGCGCGAAGGTCTCTCGCCGTGGTTCCCGGACGCACAGCTCGGGATCGACCTCGACCGCGTGCCCGCGCTTTCGGAAGACCGCGAGCGCCTGTGGTCGCAGGTTGCCGAAGCCGATTTCCTGAGCCGCGCCGAAAAGCGCCAGATGCTGGGCCTGAGCCCCGAGGAGAATGCCCCATGAGCCGCGAAGAGATACTCGCCAGTCTGATGGCGCAGGCGCGGGAGGAAGGGGCCGAACTGGTCACTTTGCGCGCCATTGTCGAGGAGGCGAGCGCGCTTGCCACCGACCGCGCGCTCGAACGCCTTGGGCTCGGCGACGCCAGCGCACAGGGCGACCTTGGCGAGCTGCGCGAACTGCTGCAGGCCTGGCGGGACGCCAAGACGAGCGCGTGGAAGGCGCTGGTCGAGTGGCTCATCCGCGGCCTGCTGGCGATGCTGCTGGTCGGGATCGCGGTCCGCCTCGGTGTGTGGAAGCTTTGGTGAGCGCTCCCGTCCCCGGCCTCGGCCCGGCCCCCCTCCGCCCGACGCGGTTTGCAGGCTATGCCGCGCTGTTCGACATCCCCGATGCCGGCCGCGACACGATCCGGCGCGGCGCCTTTGCGCGCACCCTCGCGGCGCGCTCGGCACCGCTGCCGCTCTACTGGCAGCACCGGCCCGACGTGCCGATCGGGGTGATCGAGGAGGCTCGCGAGGATGCTCGCGGCCTCAGGATCATTGCGCGGATCGACCGCCCCGACAGCCGCGCGGCACATCTGCTGGCGCGAGGTCAGGTCAACGGCCTCAGCTTCGGCTTTCGCACCCGCCAGTCGCGCCACTCTGCCTCGGGCCGCGAGCTGCTCGAGATCGAGCTCTTCGAGGTCAGCCTCGTGACCAACCCGCTCCAGCACGGCGCACGCGTCCACCTCGTCGCCTAGCGCGCTTTCCCCTCCCGCCCATCCCCTTCCGCAAACGAAAGGCCAATGCCCATGGATACTACCCCTGCCGTCACCCCCGCGAGCGATCCGATGGATGCGAGCTTCGACATCCTTGCCCGTCAGGATCGGGCCGACGCCGACTTTGCCGCCTTGCGCAGCGATGTCGAGGAGGTGAAGTCGCGGCTCGACAAGGTCGCCCGCGCTGCCGCCCGCCCGGCGATGGGCGGCGCCGCCCCGGCGGGCGAGGCCCCCGAGGTGAAGAGCTTCATCGACGGCTATCTGCGGCTTGGCCGCGAGACCGAGATCAAGTCGATCAATGGCGTCAGCCCGGCCGATGGCGGCTTCGCCGTCCCGCGCCAGATCGACGCGACGATCGCCTCGCGCCTTGCCAAGATCAGCCCCATCCGCTCCATCGCGCAGATCGTGCAGACCGGCACGGCTGGCTACCGCAAGCTCGTGGCGACGACCGGCGTTGCCTCGGGCTGGGTGAGCGAGACCGCTGCGCGGCCCGAGACGGCAACGCCGCAGTTCGCCGAAATCGCGCCGCCGACCGGGAACCTCTATGCCAACCCGGCGGCCAGCCAGGCGATGCTCGACGATGTGGGCTTCGACCTCGAGGCGTGGCTGGCGAACGAGATCGCCACCGAGTTCGCCCGCGCGGAAGGCGCTGCCTTCATCAAGGGCACCGGTACCAACCAGCCCGAAGGCTTCCTCGGCACTGCCAAGGCGACCACAGATGACAGTGTGCGGGCCTTCGGTGCGGTGCAGTATATCGGCACGGGTAGCGCCACCGGCCTCGGGAACGCGCTGGACACCAAGCTCATCGACCTGATCCACGCCCTGCGGTCCGGGCACCGCCAGGGCGCGGTCTTCGTGATGAACTCGGCAACCCTGGCGAGTGTGCGCAAGCTCAAGACCGCCGATGGCGCCTTCGTGTGGCAGCCCGGCCTCGCGGAAGGCCAGCCCAACCGGCTGTTCGGCTATCCCGTGATCGAGGCCGAGGACATGCCGGACGTGGCCGGCGGTGCTTTCCCGATCGCCTTCGGCAACTTCACCAACGGTTACCTCATCGCCGAACACGGCGCCACCCGGGTGCTGCGCGATCCTTTCACCAACAAGCCCTTCGTGCACTTCTACGCGAGCCGCCGGATCGGCGGGAAGGTGCTGGATTCGAACGCCATCAAGCTGCTCAAGATCGAAGCCTGAGGCGCCCCTCCAGGCTTCGTTCCCCGGTGCGGCGCGCGTGCCCCTTCGCGCGCCGTGCCGGGAACTCGCGCCCGCATCGCCTCACGCGGCCTGTCCGCCTGACGGCTCGATGCGAGCGCCTTTCATGTGGATCAAAACTTTGGAGAAACCGCGATGCAGCGCACAATCGTGCAGCCTCCGGTGCCCGGCGACGCTGCGCTGGCGGAGCTCAAGCACTGGCTGGGGATCAGCCGGCCCAACGACGACGAAACGCTTTCCGGACTGCTCCAGACCAGCCTCACCATCTGCGAGGCCTTCACCGGCAAGGCTCCGCTGCACCAGACCATCGAGGAAATCGTGCCGCTGGTGAGCGGGTGGCAGGAGCTTGTCTCCCGCCCCGTCATCGCGCTGACGGGCGCAGCCCTGGTGAACACCGACGGCACCCGCCAGACGATTGCCGTGCCTGCCGAGGCGCTGGAATGGCGGATTGCGGGCAGCGCCTGCGTCCGGTTGCTGCGCCCCTACCAGGGTAGCGGCATGGCGCTCACCCTCGTCGCCGGGATCGCCAGCGACTGGGCCGGGCTGCCCGCACCGCTGCGCCACGGCATCATCCGCCTTGCCGCGCACCATTTCCGCGACCGGGAGGGCAAGTCCGTGGCCGTTCCGCCCGCAAGCGTCACCGCCCTGTGGCGGCCGTGGCGCGAGGTGCGGCTTTGATGCTCAGGGTCTCGGCGAACACCCTGCTGCTTGTCCAGCGCCTGCGCGAAAGGGCGGCACGGGCCGCTGCTGGCCTGCTGGCCCGGCATTCCGGGCGTGGCCGCGCACGATCCGACTGGCACTCGGCAAGCGCCCTGTGGCCCGACATCCTCGGGGAGGACGGCGATGGAAAATGACCTGCGCGGCGCGCTTGTCGCCTGGCTGCGCGCCGATCCGGCGTTGGCGGAGATCAACGCCATCGAGGAAGAAGCGCCGCTCGCCGTCACCCCGCCCTGGCTCGGCATCGCGGCAAGTGCCGGGATCGACTGGGGAACCAAGGACCGCCTGGGCCGCGAGATCCGCATCGCGCTCGAGCTTGAAAGCTGCACCGACCAGACAGCCGGCGACAGCGCACTGCTCGCGGCGATCGAGCAGCGCGTCCTCGCTCTGCCACCCTTCCAGCCGGCCTTCGAACTCGCCTCGATCCGCTTTCTGCGCTCGCGCAGCGAGGCCCGCGCGAACAATCGTCGCGGCGCGCTCCTCGAATACCGCATCCGCATCTTCGAACCTCTCTGACGGAGTGAACCAATGCCCGCACAATCCGGCGCTGCTTTCCTGCTCAAGATCACCAACGGCGCGACGCCTGCGGCCTACCAGACGATCGCGGGCCTCAGGACCACCCAGATGTCGATCAACGGCGACACGGTGGTCGTGACCCACAAGCAGTCGGGTGGCTGGCGCGACCTCCTGTCCGGCGCGGGCACCCGTTCGGTTTCGGTCAGCGCGGCCGGAATCTTCCTCGGCAGCGCTGCCGAGAATACGGTCCGCAGCCGCGCGCTCGACGGCACGCTCGACGATTACGAATTGTCGTTCGAGGACGGGGCGCGACTGCGCGGCAAGTTCCTCGTGCAGCGGCTCGACTATGCCGGGGACTTCAACGGCGAGCGCAGCTATACGCTCCAGCTCGAAAGCTCCGGACAGGTGGTTGCGGCCTGATGCCTGCGCCCAACCCCCTGCGTGGAGAGGCGGCACTCGCCGTCTGCGGCGTGGCCCACGTGCTGCGCCCCAGCTTCGAGAACCTCGTCCTGGCGGAAGAAGAGCTCGGCTCGCTGTTCGCACTGGTCGAGCGCGCGGCGCAAGGCACGCTTGCCCTGACCGAGATGGCCGCACTCCTGTGGCACTGCCTCCCGGCAGAAGGCCGCCCCGATCGCACGGCTGTCGGTGAGGCCGTGCTGGCGATGGGCCTGGTCGCCGCGACTGTGCCGGTACGCGCGGTGCTCGCACAGGTTCTTCAAGGCGACGCATGACGGCCCGGGGTGTCGCGCCACGCTTTGGCGATGGTGCAGCCCGCTGCTGTGCCCTCGCCGCGCGGTTTCTGGGATGGCGCCCGGCCGAGTTCTGGGCCGCCACCCCTGCCGAACTGGCCATGGCGCTGGCCGCGCCCGATGATGGTGCCGCCCCTTCCCCGCCGTCCCGCGAGACGATCACCCGCATGATGGAGCGCGATGCTCATGAGTGACAATTTCGACAGCCTCGTGATCGACGTTCGCGCTCGGACCGAGGGCTTCGCCGGCGACGTGGAGGCCATGCGCCGCTCGCTCGACACGTCGCTGGTCGATGGCTTCGGACGCGCAGGAAACGTGCTCGAAAACGGCCTCCTGGGTGCCTTGCGGCGCGGCAGCCTCGGCTTCGATGATCTGAAACGGGTCGCCTTCAATGCCCTGACCGAGATCGCCAGTTTCTCACTGCAATCGGGGATGTCCTCGCTGTTCGGCGGAGCCGTCGGCGGGAGCGGTGCCGGCGGACTGGACAAGCTTCTCGGCCAGTCGGTCGGGACACTGTTCGGCCTGCCCGGGCGGGCGACCGGCGGGCCGGTGTCGGGCGGTCAGGCCTATCTGGTCGGGGAGCGTGGGCCGGAGGTCTTCGTTCCCACCGCAGCGGGCCGGATCGAAGCTGGCCAGAGCGCTCGGGCGCGTGACGTCCGGGTTGCGATCCAGGTTGCGGTACCGCGCGGACAGGCAGCCCCGACTGCGATGCAGCGCTCCTCGCGACAGATCGCAAGCGCGGTGCGCCGCGCACTGCAACAGGCCTGAGCGGGGAAAAGCAGATGGCATTCTGGCTCGCAAGCGAACGCCGCTCGCAGGAAAGCACCTTCATGCAGCGCTTCGATCCGCGCTTCTGGACGGTCAATTTCCCGCGCCGGGCCATCGCCTCGGTGGTCACGACAGGCGCGGATAGCTTGCGAATCGATGTCGAGCTGCACCATGCAGGCGCGCTGGTCGGGCTGATCTGGAACAGCGCCGATACGCTCGACCACCCGCTTCTCGCCTATGCCACCGACCGCGACTATGCGCACACGACCTTGCGCTTCCGCTGGCAATCGGAAGGCATCATCGCGCTCGACCAGCCGAATGGCCCGACCCTGACGATCGAGGGGCGCGATGCAGCCGGGCTACCCCGCACCTGGTACATTCGGCTCTGGAACTATGCGCAAGGCTCCCCGACCGATGCGCAGATAACGCTGCCCTTCTCCGAGCTTCAGAGCGGTTACGGCCTGCCGGGCGAGACGATCCATGCGGGCGACATCGATCGCATGTTCATCTCGCTGGTCGCGCCGGGCCACATCCCCGGGAGCGAGGAACCCCTCCCGGCCCGGTTCAACGGCTCGGTCCTCATGTCCGGGATCGTCGCCGATGGGGCGCGGGCCATGCTGGAGCTGGGTGACGTGCTCGTCCCCCCGCACGGCGCGCGCATGGCTACGGCCTACGACGATGCCTACCACCAGACCCCGGCCCGGCTGCTGCGCGCGATCACCGGTCTCGGTTACCGCGATGATCTGATCCACTATGTCGGGATGAGCCACTTCATGCGGCTTGCCCGGCAACCTGACGGATCGCTTAAGGCGACGACGAATGGAGCGCTGTGCGCCCCGGCGGCGGCA